ATCTAAAGTATCAGTAAATTCTAATAATGCTTCATTTTCTAATTTTAATGCTTCAGTTTTATTTTCAAAATTTTTTTCTTGAATCCTATGTTGCACAACTGCATCTGTAACAGGTTTTAATGCTGAACCTAAAGTTTGTGTTAAAGGAACAGAAACTGTAGCAGTTGTAGAAGATACTTCTGCAGTTGGTCTAGCTTGTGTTTGAAATGTAGGAATTTTAGGCATTATGTAGTTTTAACTCCAGATCCACTTGACATTGTTAATAAAGAAGTTCCTGTACTGGCAATGGTATTAATTTGAGCAAGTCTAGCTTGTTCTCTTGCAAGATTACCAGATACTCTAGCAAAACTGGATTCTTCCATTTTTTTGTTTGATGCAACTTTAGAATTATATCTCATAATATTTCTTTGTAACTCTGCTTCTCTAGCATTAGCCATAGCAATTCTATATGATGTGCCACTACCTTGAACAACACCAGATTTAGCTAAGTTTACTTTTGTTGTGCCTTCTAATTGTTTAAATTTTTTGTCAAACTGAGCAATATCAAATTCAGTTTGTTTTTCTATTTGTTTTGATTCTTGTTCTAATACATCTGCTTTACGATTTTGTACTGCTTGATTATATTTACCAATAGCTCCTTGTTGTTTATATTGTACTACACCTAATGCACCTACTAATGCCATTTGCCAACTCATTAGAATAACCTCGCATACATATATTGATCAGAACCATCGAAACCAAATTTTCTCATTAAACCTTCTTCCTGTAAACCTAACCATTTAGCAAATTTTAAACCAGTTGTATAGTCAGCTCTTACAGCAGTTTGAACTCTTTTGATATTGTTTTCTTTAGCAACTCTTGCAAAATCTTTCTTAATAGCTTTAGCAACAAGTAAAGGATGTTGCAATACTTTGTTAGTAGCGATCACCCAACCCTCTGCAACTTGTCCCCAAATGATTTTCATACCTGCTGCAAAGATAGGTTCACCATCAATCATGCCAGTAAATGCTAAATTATCTTCTTCTAAGTTCATTGTATCTCCCATAAATTCAGCATCCTTATCCATCAATACATGATTCATTCTTTGCTTCATAATGTATTGACCATGTTCTCCTCTGTATTTAACAATATTTAATATGTTATCCATCGTTTGTTTGTAGTTTAGGATATAGAGATAGTATAGTTAAAGGCAATGGTTGTGCTTGTCTTACAAATATAAAACCATCTGTTTCATAATTACCTCTGAACTCTACTTCTTTATCTCCTGTAAATACATTAACCCCTTGATCCATTTCATCTGCTGAAGATCTAAATGGTATTCGTTCCATGTTATTTAAGTCTGGACCAACCTCAATACCAATAGATTCATAAAGTCTTACAGTAATTTCATATATTCTTTTAGTCTTAGATTGTGATGTACCATTTTGTGAACCTGCATCTATTCTCATCGTTTGTAATAAAGATGTATATGACAAACCAACTTTAACTTTTGATGCTGAACGATCTAAAGTAATCTGACCACTTGATACAGTTTTGTTTGGATGAGTTGCACCATCAGCTAAGATCGAAACTTCTTGACCTTCTAAATGTGATAAACCAGATATTACTGTGGCAGGTGAACCATCATAAGATAATTGTGAATCTAAAAAATTAAATGAAGTGTCATCTGTTTCATCAAAATCATATTCATGCATAAACTCAATATATCTTTTTGTGCTTCCATTGATTGTTCTTTTAATAATTACCCAAGTTTGATATTCAGAATCATCTGTAGGAATTGTAGCTGCACTTTCACAAACTGCATTACCACTTCCAAATGCTCCACCAAAGATATGTCTATGCCAAGCAACAACTTGCTGTTCTCTTTGATAAGTGAGTCCAACTAATTGACCATCGTTTCTAACACACCAAATAATTTGATTAGGTTCTTGTTGATACGATAGTTGTTTGAATCCACCTTCTGAAATATGCTCGGCAAGGATGGTAAGATCTGGAGATACATAACCATCTACATCAAAGTTGTAAGCTAGTTCTCTTAATTTTCTTTTAGCTCTTTGTAAAAACAAAGTAGCATTACCCGCAGGAATAGCATCTACATTTGCAGCACCATGGTTCGATTGTTTTTTAATCAATATGTTTGTAGGTGTAATTGCAACATCAGCTCCACCACCACTAACTGCAAACTCACCACCAGCTGTACCAATAATTAAAGTTCTTGTAGCTGTCATAAAACGAATTGCATTAACTTGGTTAGAAGCAATAGTATAAATAATAGCATCATCATCTGCTACAGTACCACCTCTATTTTCATCCATGTTTTCATAATCACCAGATTTAGAAAAATAAATTGTTTGAGGATTATCTAATGTTGCAGCAAATACCAATCGTTGTTCAAAAAAAGTTACGCAAGAAGGATGACCTGTAGTATCTGAGAAAGCACCTAAAGACCAATTTGTTGAAGAACTTGTTGAACCCATATCTTTTAATATTTGTATAGTAACAACTTTTGTAGATGTTCTTGCGGTTATTTTTCCATAACCATCTCTAAATCTAACTAATCTTCCAATATCACTTGTTTTAAATCCTGTATTATTATTAATACCTGTTGTAGAGGAAGCAGTTAAAGTTCTACCAGTACCAACTGTATGTGCAGAAATTACAAATGTTGTTGTAGTAATATTATCATCTAAATATGGACCATTGGTAAAATCAACCTCTGTAAGTGTCCAAGATGTGTGACCTGTTCTTGCAAGTTTTCTTACTGCATGATTAGGATGGCATAAGTACATAACATCAGCAGATTGTGCAAATTTAATATCAAATAGTTCTGCTTCTAAATAAGGTGAGCTAATTTCATAAGCTGATCCGCCAGATAATATTTGACCATTGTCTTTATAAAATCTTATGTACTGATTACCAAACTCAAGTATGTAAGTTTGTGTTGTACTAAACTCAAAAGGAATTAATCTTGTTTCTTTAGAACTATCTTTTACTTCTGCTACATGTTGTGTACCAGATCTTCTTGCTGCACTTCCATGCGGAAAGATAATCATGTTCTCTAATGTCTTGCATCCTGTAGGATATTTAGCTAGATCATTTCTACCATCTAGTCTTGGTGATAATTCACCACCAGTAAAATTGGTTAGTTGTACCGCAACTCTTGCCATGGGTTAGTACCTTGCGTTTATAAATGAAGAAGCTCCAATCACATCTGATTGACCATTATCTGGATTTGAATTTTGACCTTCAGTAGCATCAACAAATCTAGCTTCTTTTAATTTTTCTTGAAACAGAGTGTACATATTAGAAGCTGTTGGATTAGATGATGTAATCGCATAAGCAATGTCAGCAGCTAATGCAGCTGATATAGTTTCTCTTAATAGTTCATCATATTGATTTGGATCTTCAATTCTTGCAACATATTGTATTTTAACTGTAGCATGATTTGCTACAATCTTTCTACCTTCAATCTTATAATCATAATCATAATTTAAAATGGTAAGCACTCTCAAACAATCTGCTGGTAAAGTAAACTGATAACTAAAACCCCATGAAGGTGTTTCTGTATCTCTTGCAAGTTCAACTCTTTTGATCAAACAATTCCAAGGATGAGATCTAAATAAACTATCTCTAACTTGTGTGTATCTTGCGTTGCAAAGTCTTGCGTTCTTTGAATCTTCTGTCAATGATAATATAGTTGATGCACCAAGTTGGTTTAATGCTCCATTACAAATATCTACTACTGATGCCATATTACTTCCTTATAATATACTTTCTTCTAATCTGTCTATCTTTTTCTAAACCCCACAGTTCTGCCTCAGTTCTTTCTAACTTAGGATCAAAACCATAATGGAACTTACCATCATTTTTATATCTGTCTACAAGTACATATCTATATACATACTTTCCCTTTTTAAAATGCAATATTGTTTTTAAATCTTTTATCTGTTTCATAATGATAAGTGGGGGATTGCTCCCCCACCTAAATTAAAGCGATTATGCTTCGTATGCTTGGATTTTAACTACTTTGTCTTCTTCCATTCTAGTCGCACCGAATGCAGCAGAATAGTAAACTTGAGTAGCATATCCTTTGTCAGCTCTTTCATCGATTCTTGCAGTAGCATCTTTACCAACTGCTAAACCAATTCCATCACTTACGAAAGCGATACAATCTCTGATTTGAGTCGCAACAGCTAATCTGTTAGACACGATGAAATTGAATCCTAAGAAAGAATTAATATCACCTTGTGCTAATGCTT